ATGCGTCAGTTGATTGAAGATTTGCAATAAAGACCTAATTACTTGCGCTTCTTAGGTTTTTTCCCCGCCTTCTTCATAGCAATAGCTGTCGCTGCTTGCCTCTTCATCTTGGCAGACTTCTTCTTCATTCCCATGCCGCCTTTGGCTTTTCCGTAATGTCCAGGCATTATGCTTTCCCTTTCTTGGCTTTGTTTCGTTTGGAGATTGCTGCCGCCTTCTTCCTTGCGTCAGCCTTGCTGCTTGCACCCCATGCGCGGAGTGACAGTAGTAAGCGCGTTGGTTTGCCATTCTTTCTCTCTGGTCCCCTCATGTTACCCATGCGTGCTAGAAAGCTAGCCCTGCGTGGATTGTCACCAGACTTTATCGGGCGTTTCAAGTTTGCGCCCGTGGTTCTCTTGAAAAAGTCTCTGCCCTTCTGATTCAAGCCACCTTTTGGATTTTGAAATCTTTTAGCTACCATCAATCAAACCGTGTCTGTATCCGTTCTCTCTGTCGTAAGTAAGAACTTCTTTGCGTGGATCAGGAGCGTAGCTGCAATGAATCCATCCCGTGTTACCGCCAGTATAACATTCAAGTATAAGTTGATCGAACTCTAAGTTGTCTGCAATCCATTTGGCAACAACCATGTTTGACACACCAGCTACCTCAAAGTCAGCAGCCTCACCTTTTGTATGCTGAGACTTCATTGAGCTACCAATCACAACACACAACTCTGGGCAACGGTATCCAGACGTAACTGTTACAGGGCCAAACTCATCACGCACTGGTTGCAAAATCTTGTCACACAGATCAATAATATTATCTATCGTGTCTTGATCTGGCTCATTAGGGATACCCTTACGCTCTGCTGTTTGACTTTTGGTAAGCTCACGCAGTGTAAAGTTTTGTGACAGTCTCATGCACGCGCTTTCTTTTTACGCTTGCCCTTGCGTAGCTTTGCAAAGTCAGCAGCAGTAATCTTGTCTCGTGGTGCGGCTACCCTTGCAAGTTTCTTTTGCTTTGGAGAGTATTTTGTACCTGGCATCACCTTCTCCTTTTGCCGTTTTTCTTAAACAAACTCTCAAGCATCTTTGCTTGCCCTGCGTGTGCTTTAGATGCACCGCGTAGCTTCTTGGCAACCTTTTTTACCTTTGCCTTTGCACTTTTCTTCATCATGTCTTTTTCGCCTTCTTCTTGCGCAGTAAATCTGCATCTGCCGTGCGTGCGCCACCCTTGCCCGTGGCAAACGAACGAACGCGCCCAGCCGCCCACTGATGCGCAGAAACACGCGGTCTACTGCCCTGAGAATAGTAAGCTCCTAACCCTCTGGAATACACTTTACTGAGCGTTGACTTTGATATGCCTGATGACTTGGAGTATTTGGCTATGACTGCTGCTTTGCTCATCCGCGACTCCTCTGTTTGCTAATCCTATCCATCATAGCTTTGGTGAGCTTACCTTGTTTGTAAAGTTTTTTTGTGCGTTTGATCTCTGCTTCTCTTGCCGATGGATTTTTAGCACCGCGCACATACTTTCTTGGCACACCGCCCTTTGTCTTTGGCACCTTTGGAAACTTTCTAGCCATTACTTTTTGCCTCCAAAAAACTTTGTCGCTGCTCTCGTACCAAAGCTGGCACTGACAATTATGCCAAGAGTGTATCTGTAATAGTCTGGCATAGCGTTCAAAGCAGTAAACCCCTCAGATACAATGTTGCGTCCCCACTCTCCACAAAAGGCTAACACAAGAGGCACAGAGAACAAAATCGTAAGCCACTCGTCTTTCCAGCTATGCTTGCTGCCCTCAGCCATAGTCAGATCCCAATCAATCTCACCCGTGGCCTTCTTTTCCATAATAGTCGCTTCAGCCTTTGCCTTTGCGACTTTCGATGCAGCTTCAGCTTTCTTTGTTTCAACCTTGCCTTCAAGCCAAGTACCTGCAAGTGAAGATATTGGGCCCAATAAAGCCTGTAACATTAGTGCCTCTCCGAGTTTAACCAGACTGCTAGGCTGCCTGTCATTGCACCAGTCACGACACTTATAAGACTAGCTTGTTGTGTGGTAAGATCAGGCTGTGACAATGCCCATTCTATGCAGCGGATGTAAACACCTGTCATTACTAAGATACAAAAACGCGGCAGTATCTTTAGCTCAAGCATCTTCCTTGCAACATCTTCTACTGTCATTTCTGGCTCTCCCTAATCGCTTTCATGGTTTCACGCATTGATGGTGGGCGCGGCGCACCCCTCACAAAATCACACAAAAATTCACGCGGGAACCATTCATCTAGCCGAAAGTTAATGGTTTCTTGAATATTGTACGCGCCACGGTACACACACCACCTCTGATCTTCAATCTTTTCACAACCTACCAAGCGACAAACAACATGCTCTGGCTCTGCCCTAGCGGTGTGCGCCTTTAGCAGCATCACAAACGTAACCAATACAGCGCAGCCAATCAGTCCCATTACAATCCAAGCAACAATTTCTACAAACTTACGTCTGCGTTGCCTCTGAATATACAGAGTTTCTTGCCGTTGTTTTCTAATCTTGCCCTCCATAGCAATAAGCTCATCCCATTTGGACTTGCCGTACATCATGCCTATGAAGTTTTTGAGGTCGGTTCGTTGCTGTTCTGCGTTTCGCTTGGCGGCGAACGTCTCCATAGCCTCTTGCTCAACAGACTTGCCAGCAAACAGTTTCTTAAATATTGGGGGATTCTTGGCTTCTTTTTCCAACATGTCCAGGTCGCTGAGTGCGCCCATCCATCTGCCAAGATCAGATGCCATGCTTTCTATGTCACGCCCTATCTGCACACCTTTTTTTACAGCATTAAAAGCAGCAGTGGCAGTAGCCATAACGGTAACGGGGTCCATTAGTACACCTTTGTCTCCTTAGTTACCACGACTGGCAAACAATAGGCCGTGATTGTGTTTCCCTGCTTATGCAGTTGTTGTGCAAAGTACACGCAGTCATCGACAGAGCGAAAATACATATCATTACTTTTAAGGCGTTTGTCCTCACCAATGCCCACAAATACAAACAACAAAAAGGCATGAATCATCCATTTACTATTATTCCTAAAAGTAAAATGATAGTCGTTCCAGCGGTGCCAATCATAATGTGTTCAATGCGTTTGATACGCAGAATGGTTTCCTTCCAGCGTTCTGCACAAACAGCTTCATGGGTGTCTATCTGGGCCTGTACAGATGCGGCTGTAGGCTTGCTCATTAGGCGTATGGGCTAGTGCCAAGCACACTTGTATCCCAAGCTGCCTTGAGCTTTGCAATCGTGTCTGCACTGCTGATTGCAGAGGCAGCAGGTGCATCTCGCAGTGCCTTTTTCTTAGCTACAGAGGCGGTCTTGGCAGACGCATCGTCAGCCTCAAGTGCCTTCATATACACTACGTCCTCCGCCTCAAGAAGCGGCTTGCGTACTTCACGGATCTTGTCTTGAAAGATTTTTTTAGCGGCGGTCATATCCTCAGAAATAACGTTGCCAGATAGCGTCCATGCGTTGCGGAAGTGACGATCTGATGGAACGGTAGCGGCTGAGGCATCAATCGAGTTGCCGTCCTTATCTACAATAATAGTTGTTGCCATGATAATCTCCTTATGCGGCTACTTCATCAGTGGCTAGGTCTTCGCTAATCTTCCAAGCATTGCGCCACTCACGAGTTGCTGGAAGCTGTTCCTTACGGCATATTACCATCTTTGGCTTGTTGCCTTCATTCCAAGTGCGCCACACAGACTGTGGCACATCCTTCATAATCAAATATTCAATAGCTTGTTCTTCTGTCATGGCTTCTATAGGCTTAGTGTTGTGCAAGAGGTAGCCACGAGTGTGTTTTGTAAAGCCCTCTTTAGCTTCATCCTTTGCTAACTCCCAGTATACTTCCACTGGAGGCAGGATGCCGCCCTGCAAGGCACACGCCATCCAGTTAGGGTCAGGCACAAGTATCTTGGCGCATTCATCTACGCTGTCCTCGTACACCACACGGTAGTCAGACTGATATGGATCAAGGTTTTCCTTTGCCCAGCACAGCCTATCCCACAGATGCACACCTTGAAACTCTGGTGTATCTGTCATGCTAGGTCTCCTGCGATATGAACAAAGTTATGCTCAACATCAACGGCTGCAACTGATGAATTGTAAACGCCTGTCCTGAACGCCGATGTTGTTAACGTGCCAGTATTAGCATAACCACTGTATGTGGCATATTGTGTATTGTGCATAATTGTGTAAGTAGCATTGCCCATAGCAGTTGATAAATTGTGATTTGTATCACCCGTTCCATTGTCTGTTATGCTACTAAAATTAAATGAATCGGTGTTTGCTGTCGTTGTTACACAAGTGTATTTACGCCACGCTTTCAAAGAACCGTTGGACACAACCGACGTAGCCACGCTGTTGTTCCCGCTGGCATCCTT